ACTCCATGAGCAGCTACAAGCCGGCCCGGGTCCTGTGGAACCTGACCCCGTCCGGAACGATCCTCACCCTGTCGGGCGCGGCCACGACCAGCAGCCCGATCCTCAGCCTGACCGACATCAGCGACGTGTGGCTGGCCGTCAACGTCACCGGCACCCCGACGGGCACCACACCGACACTCGACGTCGGCCTCGACGTGCAAGACCCGGACGGCAACTGGTACCTCGCCGTCGCGAAAATCACCCAGCTGACCACCAGTGCCGGACGCGGATCGGCCTACGCCGGCCTGCACATGCCGAACGTGGCGTCCACCAGTGCCGCCCTCGTACTGCCGAACACCGGCCGCGTCACCTGGACTCTCGGCGGCACCAGCCCGGTCTACCCGCAGACGTCCATTGCACTGATCGGGAGGTGACCGCAGTGGCCGCACGCATCATGGGGCGCCGAATCGGCACCATCTCCGGGACCGCGCTCATCCCCGGCATCAGCCGCAACCGCCGCCTCTACACCGTCGAGAACATCGCGAAGGCCGTACAGCGGGCGCGGGAGCGCATCGACGAGGGCTCGATGCCTCTGGCGATGCTCACTCACCATGCAGCCGATGACGATTCCACGCAGATCGCCGGACGCCTCACTTCGGTCACGCTGGCCGAAGACGGATCGGCGAAGTACACCGCCGACCTGGTGAACACGGAGGCAGGCCAGACGATCGCCGCGCTCGTCGATGACACGGACGGGCCGCCGTTCCTGCGCGGGGTGTCGATTCGAGGCGCCTGGGTCGGCAAGGTGCGGCGCGAATCGGGCCCTGACGGCGCGCCCATCGAGACCGCCGACGACCTCGAACTCGACGGGCTTGATTTCACGAGGAAGCCCGGCGTTCCTGGCGCACAGGTCGACACGTTCACCCCCGCGGTATCCAGCGCCCCGGCGGAGTCCGCATCCGATGGTCGGGTGCTCATCACCGAGTCAGTGCAGGAGGCGCTGGTGACAGCGACCATCGAAGAGGCCGACAGCCCCAGCGTTGACCGCGCGGGCGGTCCGTTTGCAGATCCCGGCTACCAGCCGGACAAGAAGAAGCGCTACGACATCAACAGCAAGCCCAAGGCGAAGGCGGCCTGGTCGTACATCGGCCAGGCCGACAACGCCCGCCTGTACACCTCGGCGCAGCTCAAGCGCATCAAGCAGCGCATCACCAAGGCCCTCAAGGGCTTCGGCGTGACGGTCGCGACTGCCGAGGGCTGGCTCATCGACCCGGCGACGGCCGTGACGGAGGCGCTCGCTGAGTGCTGGGACATGGACTCCCGCCCGGCCGGGGACCTGTACATCTCCCTGACCAACGGGCCCACCACGGTCACCGTCTCCAGCCGCCTGCTCGACCCTCACGACCTCGACCTCGTCGGCCGCGCTGCGATGGCCGGAGCCTGCAACGCCCTCCTGCAACTCGACCCGGACATGGACGCCGACATCGACATCCCCGGCGCCGAACCCGAAGACACCGACGACGACATGGGCAACGGAGACGGCACCGCGACGGCGGCTGGCGCACCGTGCCCCTGCAACTGCGGCTGCGCGATCCCCGCCGTCCCCGGCAACTGCCCGTGCGGCTGCGAATCGTGCGTCCACTGCATGGCCGAGGACGACGACGCCATGGAGACCGTCATCCAATCCCCAGAGGCACGGCTTGCCGAGAAGCTCGCGACCGTCCCTGTCGGACTGGCCGACGGCATCACCCAGACCCCGGCACCGGAGACACCGGTCGCCGAGACCCCCACCCAGGAGAAGGAGCCCGCCATGGCGGAGTCCACCCCCACCCCGGCGGCCGAGACCCCGGGTAGCGCCGACGGCATCCACGCCCTCGGCGCGAAGATCGACAAGCTGAGCGATGCCCTCGCGGGCTTCGTCACGGCAATGACTCCGGCGTCGGTCGCGCCCGTGGAGTCCGCGCCGGCTGAGACCGTCGTCGAGGCTGCGGCCCCGGCCGCCGCAGAGGTCGCCGAGACCGACGAGCAGCGCATCGCGCGCCTCGTCGCCGAAGGTATCGCCGGCGCCCTGCCGAAGGCTGTGCAGGAGCACGTCGAGGCCACCGGCGGCCCCACCCGCAAGGGTCTCGTCACTCCGGTCACCGAGCACACCGCACCCGTCGCTGGCGGGGGCCTCCCGGAGGGCTGGCCGGCCAAGCCGCTCCATGAGTACACCGACGAGGAGTTCCGGCAGCACGTCTCCCCGGCGACCGTGAGCGCCATCCTCGGCGCCCGCGCCTGACGCGCAGCCCCGCTTCACCCTGACCGCCAGCAGACCGCTGGTGCCGCCTGGCAGAGATGGTCACGCCGCCCCGCCCACACCCCGTGCGCGGGGCTTCGTCATACCCACCACTGCCGAAAGGCGACACCATGCCCAGCCAGGCCGAACTCCGCGAGGCGCTGACCGCCGCAGGCGCAGCCGCCCTCACCCCGACCATCGTCGACCCGATGCTGCTGGAGTACCAGCGGCGCTACGCCCCCCTCGTGCGGGCCATCCCGTCCCGCAAGTGGGACTCCAGCGTCTACTACTTCAACCAGCGCACCGCCCGCGCGGCCGGCGGGTTCGTGTCCGACGGCGGCGCCCGCCCGGTCACCAACTCGACCTACGTGCAGAACTCGTTCCCCATCCGCAATCTGCAGTCCGTCGGTGCCGTCACCGGCTACGCGCAGGCCGTCACCCGCGGGCTCGCCGGGGACCTGCGCGCGCAGGAGATCGAGGGATCCATCCAGGGCCTGTACTGGGACATCGAGAACGCCATCCTGTGGGGCAACACCGGGTCCACGTCGCTGGGCGGCTACCCGCAGTTCGACGGCCTCGACAGCCTCGTCTCCACGTTCTCCGGCGGTACGCAGAACGCCGTGGACGCCGCGAATGCGTCGCTGTCGCTGGGCTGGCTCGACAAGCTCATCGACATGGTGGAGCAGCAGGCCGCCATGAAGATCAACGGCCCGGGGTGGATGTTCGTGATGTCCTCCACCGCTGAGTCGCGGATCGCGCAGCTCGCCATCGCCAACCAGAGGTACCTCAGCCCCGCCGAGGTCGCCGCTGGCCTGAACGTTCAGGCCTACCGCGGCATCCCGATGGTGACCAGCTCGTTCCTGTCGGCCCGGTCGTACCAGATGGGCACGGTCACCAGCGCGACCGCCACCACCGGCGGCACCCTCGCGGCGGCTACGTACTACTACCAGATCGCGCCGGTCATCGCCCGCCAGGGCGAGATCCTGCCGTCCACCGAGGTCTCCCAGGTCACCACCGGCGCCACCTCGACCGTGACGCTCAGCTTCTCCACCCCGGCGGCCTACGACGGCGCGCAGCCCAACCTGTTCAAGGTGTTCCGGTCCACCGCGACCGGTACCGAGACGTTCCTCGGATACGTCGACGCCACCGTCGGTATCGCCGCCGACGGCGTCACCCCGATCCTCACCACGAGCATCGTGGACGACGGCGCGAAGCTCACCCCGAAGAACGGCTCCACCGCCCCGGCCAGCATCCCGGCCGCCTACGTGGGCACCAACGCGGCCATGAAGCCGCAGGCGCCCGGGTCGGAGAACATCTACCTCATCGCCCGCGACCCCCAGTTCCTCCTGCGCCCCTACGTCCGCGAGCTGGAAAGCCTGGACGTCTTTCCGACGACGGCCGCCCCGGATCAGATGCCGTATGCCATCGTCTCGGACTGCGCACTCGCGGTGCGGGCGCCGAAGTACACCGGCCGAATCAACCGCGTCTCCTCGTCGCTGACCAGCTGACCCAACGGCGGCGCCCGGCCCTCACCGTGCGCCGCCGCACCCTTCGCCGAAAGGAGCGCTCATGCCGCTCATCCGCAAGGACCGGGCGGGCAACGACTCGCTCGGCCATTCCTGGCCCGAAGACGGCTCGGTCGTCGACATGCCGCACGAGGAAGCCGAGGCACTCCTCGCCATCGCAGACGGCGGCTTCACCCTCGCACTGCCGGACGCCGAGGAGGACGAGGAGGTCGCACAGGACCCCGAGCCGGACCCGGAGTTCTCCGAGGTCGACCCGGACGCGCCGGCCGACGAGCCGGGCGCCAAGCCTGCCGCGAAGAAGACCGCGGCCCGCAAGACGACCGCCCGCAAGCCCGCACCCGTCGAGGAGTAGCCGATGGCCGCGGACTCCCCGGTCCCGCTCGCTACGTCGGCGGACATGCAGACCGGGCAGTTCGCCGACCTGGTCCGCGACTACAGCGCCGAGGCCCTCGACCAGCTGATGATCGAGGCCACCCGGCAGTGCGAGGGCATCTGCGAGCGACGACTCGCGCCCTTCACCGGCCTCCCCGAGACACATCGGGCGACCGGCATCGATCCCGATGAGTACACCGACGCCGCGAACCTCCCCATGGACCTTCAGGGGACTCTTGGCCGGTCGTACTCGAACGCGCTCGGAGCCGGCGACCAGGTCCGCCATGTGTGGCTCAACGAGTTCGCCGGCCGCTACCCGGAGATGTGGACCTACGCGAACCTGCAGGTCACCATCCTGCGGTCGTATGGCGGATCCCAGACCATGAACGCGACGTCGCTGATCGGCGCCGAAGCCGACTCGGGGCACGTGTGGTTCACCCTCGGCACCTTCCTGCCCGTCGGCTCGCTGATCCGTGTGAATTACGACGGCGGCTACACGACCGTGCCGGCCGACTTGGGGCGCGCGTGCAAACTCCAGGCCGCATCCCTGGTGCTCGGCGAGATCGACCCGGCCGGAACCCAGTTCTCCCACGACCGGGGGGCGCTCGCCGAGCAGGCGGAGAAGATCCTCTGCAACTACCAGCGCACATGAGCGGAGGCGCCTGGTGAGTACCCCGGACCTGGTGAGCAGTGCGGACGCCGTCGATCGCGAAGCGGCGTGGCTGGCCGCCTACGACGCGACGGACGGTCTGCCCGGGCTGCTGAGGGCGCATGGGGGGCCGTTCGATGTCGTGCAGGCGTATGTGCCCCGTACTCCGGCGCAGCGGCAGCGCCGACTGTATGTGACTCGCGGGCAGATCCGGGCCGAGAGGTTCGGTTTCAATCGGATGATCAACCACTATCCGTTCGTGCTGCGTCTGTACTGGCCGCAGTCGTCACCGAGTGGTCAAGCTGAGTCGGTACAGCGGGACTTCGATGCCGCGGTCGAGCTGGTGCTTCGGCGCATCAATGGGCCTGTTCTCACGTTCCCGCTCGACAAGACGCACGGCGCCCGCTTCATGAGCGTCGCCCAGGACCCCAACGAGATTGTCGTTGACTTCGCGGATCCGGAGCAGTCGATGCTCGCGAAGGCGGACCTGAGCGCAACCATCGCCTACGTGGCGGACGACAAGGACTACACGTCCTGACCTGCTACACCCCTCTCCTTCGGCTCCCGTTTCGCGGGGGCCTTTCCCAATGCCCCCGTTCCTGTCGCAGGAGTCCTCGTGAGCCCCGACCCCACCGAACAGCCGCCCGTCCGTCAACGCAACACCACGGGCAGTGCCTGGACCTTTGCCAGTGAGCCGCCCGTCCGGGTCGAGGTCGGCGAGGTCCACGAACACCCCGTACTCCTCGACGGCTGGACCGCTGTCGACGACAAACCCGCTGCGGACGACGCGCCGCAGCCCAAGACCATCACCAAGACCCGGCGGGCAACCGCGGCGGACACCGAAGGAGGTGAGCCGCGATGACCCTGCTGGGACGGCTCGCATATGTGGGCCTGGCCAAGGAAGTCACCCAGGGGACGTGGCTCACCCCCACGTACTACCTGCCGTGCACGAAGCTGGACTTCGAGATCGGCTACGACCCGCTGCGCGACGAGTCGTACCGCAACAACGACTCCAACCTGCAGGGCCTGTACCAGGGCGCCGGTGACTCCACCGTCGACCTGGAGTTCAACGCCTACCCGGACTCGGTCGGGTACGCGCTGCGCATCATCGGCCCCGACACTGTCACCGCGGGCGTGTCCACGACGCTGGCCGCTGCGGTTTCCTCCACTGGCGCCACCTCGATCTCGACGACGGCGAGCATCCCAGCCGCGTCCACCATCATGATCGATACCGG